TTATTTCAGCCTCTTTATCGTTTTCACCAGAACACCGACGATCGCATAATCGCTATAGGACTTCACGCTGCTATCTGAATCTAATGAGATATTTGTAAACAACAAGTCGTCGTCAGAAACAAAAACTCGCCTTAAGCATATTGGGTAATTTTTCAGCTTAACAAGGACGATGTCACCATCACAAAATGGCTCCTTGAGGGAGATCACACAATACGTTCCACGGTCTAATTCAGGCGACAGTGAATTATTCGTTATCTCTGCCACAAACAGCGAATCGTCCGTCATGTCATCGACTTCCGTCGTATAGGTATCTGCCGTTCTGACCCTGTTGGCCAGAAAACGCTCTACATCGCTGTAGCTAATGAGCGGCAGCGATCTCACATTGTGTTTGGCCTCCCCTGTGACGCTTAAATCCTTGTCAGTCAGCTCCCCTACTTTTACGCTGAAAAATTCACCAATGGACGCAAGCGTGGCGATCGTGGGATTCCCCACCCCTTTCCTCAGATTATTGATGGTGGCAATACCTATCCCTGTTTCGCTGCTCAACCGACTGGCGTCAATCCCGTGCATGCGCATGAGGTAAGTGAGGTTTTCGCCTATCATTTTCAATGACATACCATTTTCTTCTGATATTTTAATGTTGTTTGGTTGCATTATAATGTTTTAAACCTATACTTTAGCTTCGTTAAAGTGAATTAAAAACATTAAACCACTTACAAGGTGGCCATGACAATGATCCTGAGCGAGCGACGGACGAAAAACACAGAAAAATTATTGTAATAAAATGATCTTATTGCAAATCATCTTTCTTGATGAACGTGACTGGTTTTTATTGAAATGATTCAGTTTACTTATAAAAAGCTATCTAAGCAGGCTAACTCATATCCCGTTCATCAAGCTTAAGAGGCGATTTACAACGCCCGGGATATCTTCATCGCATTCACGCCATAGCTGCCGCGGGAGGAACTAAAATACTGATCATTAACCTCGCAGCAATTTAGTGCAAGAAAGCCCACCTGGAGAGCAAACCGCATCCCGGTTTAATTTTAAACGAAATGAGATGAGTGCCTTATTCAGCGCTCATAGAGCGACTAGTGCCCAACACTCGGGATTTTTTCTCCGTCAGAACGCGAAGACGCTGCGTCAGCGCCCGTAGCGCCGAGTTCCGGCGCATACCTGCGTTGAGCAACATTATGCCAAGAACGGCGACCAGAAAGGTGGCGCCGGGCCTCCAACACCAGGGAGCCCCGGCCCGACGCCACCGCCTTACGTACTGATTTTTAAGGGAGAAAAATGCAGACTGCGGGAATGATCACGCCCTTTGAAGATTCACGCGCGAAGTGAGCAGGGAAAATGCAGGCCACTGACCAGACGTAAGAAAATGATGCAGTGGGCAGGCTTGGCCGCCCGCTGCGCAAGCAAGAATGAACGCCTCATACAAAATTGCGCCTCCCTCTTGCCAACCCGCCTTCCTCAGGCCAGAATACTGTACATTAAATCAGTATTTACAGGTGAGTCATGTTTGTAGAATTAGTGTACGACAAGCGCAACGTCGCTGGGCTACCCAACGCCGCCGAGATCATTCGCAACGAGCTGGAAAAACGCGTGCATGCGCTGTTTCCTGAAGCCGAAGTGCGCGTAAAACCGATGCAGGCCAACGGCCTGAACTCCGACGCCAGCAAAAGCGATCGTGAGAAGCTGAACCGAATGTTGGAAGAGATGTTCGAAGAAGCGGATCAGTGGCTGGTCACGGATATTTGACGGGCAGTAACGCTATTGACTCCCACTCAGCGGGAGTTTGCCGGGCGGAACGGGCCGCGTGTTTGCCCGAGCCTCTCGGTGATAATGCCGGCGCCGATGCAATAGGCGGCCAAAAACCTACTGCACCGGCATTTTACCTGGCATCCACTTTATTTATGAAACCGCGTTGGTTTCCGATGACACGTCATCGTTTGATACCAGCGCGTCCGGCGGCAACACGTCCACCTCTTCACGCGCCGGCATGGCGAGGCGCAGATCGATCCAGCGCCCTTCCGGGATATCCATCGGTTCACCAGCTACAATCGCAGCAGTGTCAATGTCAAAGCGGCGTTTGCTGACCTTCACATAGATTGTTCCGTCTTTGCCGGTGTTAGCTGAGACAAAGCACAGGCGGTTGCCGTTCACGTCCTGCGGCACTTCGATGTTCCAGCCCTCTTCCGCAAAACCTAACGCGCCGGTGACTTTGTAAACGCCAGTGGAAACCCGCTCAGCAGATACTCCTGCCGCTTCACCGTTCACAGCCGCGCAACCAGAGAGTGAAAACCCGCCAGAGAGATAGTCGTCTTGCATTGACTTCGGAGAACTCGCCAACCTTGCAATCGGCGATGCTGCTTTCAGGAATCCGTTACCGTCTACCGTGACGTTATAATCCGAGTAGGTATTCTTGATAGGATAGGCCTTATAACCATCCGGTGCCGCCTGCCATTTGTAATCGCTCATTGGTACAACATCCAACATGGGGCTTTCACGAATGCAACCTAAGAGTGTAATACTGGGCACGTTGAATGCGGGGCCTGAGACCCAAAGTTCCCATCGGTCAATTGTCTTATTGTAAAGTGTCCCCAACTCAATATCACCGCCAGAGGGCGTTACACCTAGCGAAAGAATTTCAAGACCACGGGCGTGTAACGCCGTTATTGTCGAACCACGACCAGAAAAGTAAACATATTTTAAGTCCATTCCCGGCGATCCGTAATTTCTGCCGCCAACAATAGCAAAATGCACCCCTGTAGCTCCGGTTGCCGATATGGGACTTTCAGCAATTTTGCAGTATCGCCGAGCGCCGATCGGTCCTGATATTCTTGGCGGGATAATCTGACCATAACCACCATTTTTTATAGCATTGGCAAGAGTTCCCGCCGCATTGTTTTCACTGATTTTTGCCGCCGCTGCCGATGCCGCTGATTTATCTGCTGACAACGCTGCATCGGCACGCAGGCGATCTACGGTCTGCACAATCTCTGGCGTGACATCACTTTCACCTGGACGGCGCAGGAAATCATTGAGTGTACCGGGTAGGGAGTCGGTATAAACCTCTATAGTGCCCACTCGTTCCGGCTGTGCGCCATAAACTGACACAATCACCTCGTAGGCACCTGGCTCAACATTTAGCGAATACCGGCCCGTATCATCGGTGACAGATTGCGACTTCGCTAAATTCAACACCGTGGAAGAAGTTTTCATCGAGCGCATCGTAATCGTTACGCCAGAACGAGAATCGCCGTAAGGTCCCTTTAGTACGCCGCTGATTAATACCATCAAAAGCCTCCTTAATTAATATCACTTATTTGGTCTTTCATTCTCAAGCGCTTCGACTTTCATTAACAATTCTTTGACAGCCTCAATCAAAAGCCCAATCAACCCCGGATATTCCACCGCATAATTCCTTTCTTCAGTAATCGGGTTAATTTGCGAAGCGATACACTCTGGCAAAACTTCCATTACATCTTGAGCAATGACACCTGCTGATGGGTATCCATCCTTCTTCCAATTAAAAGTAACCCCATTCAGCTGTTTCACTTTATAAAGAGCGCCATCAATTTTTTCAATATTTTCTTTCAAGTCTCTGTCAGATGCCTGAGTAACCGAAACGCAAGATATATGGCGTATCCATGATAAATCCCCATCTATAGACTGCCTGACTAGTCCTTGTGACTTACCCCCCTCAGTTGTAAATCCAGTAATTAATGCAGGCTCCGTATTTTCAATCAGGAGTCCTTCCCAAAATGCACCAGCGTGGCGGCCGGAAAAGAAATATTTTGATGCCCATAGTGGATAGAAATATCCATCCACTGGCGTGCTTATATCAGTAAAAAATGGTGCTGTGTCAGCATAAGCGTACATACCACCATACTGAGCATTGCTCTGGTTCTTTATTTTCACGCCTTTCTGTTTTCCATCCAGTTCAATGCTACTGGTTAACTTACCTCCGGATTTTCCATCAATTGTATTCAGCCGCTTATCGTTACCATCCGCCACGCTACCGACAGTCGAACCAACATCACGCGATGCAGAATTTCCAAGGTCAGATTTATTGGCTTTTTTATCAACTTCTGTTTTATCCGCCTTCAAATTCAACGCAGCGGTAAAACTATTCCAGGCCGGGCCGGTAAATGTGCTGCCGTCAGGTAGCGTCACCGTAATATTTCCGGTGCCGCTGAATACCTGTTGCCAGTTGGCTTTATCGAGGTTCAGGCCGCGTAGTGCTTTGGCTGTCTCTGCGGCCAGCTGGGCGGTGATGGTGTTCATCGCGTCACGCGGTACGGCATACCACGCGGCTCCTGCCTGCGTTGGGCCGTCATAGGCTTTAATCAGCGTCGCCTGTGTGGCGCTATCAACGGTTTTCACCGGTAGCGTATAGGTGACGCCGCCGACAACGCTCACGATGAAATCACCGGCTTTCAGCTCGGTATTGAATGCCGTCCCCGTCCCTTTCACTACGGCGGAGTTGTTCGTTAGGGTAAGAGTGCCTGCGGGCATGATGCTCTCCTGAATTTAGGCAACAAAAAACCCGGCGCGGTGGCCGGGTTGCTTGGTGTTGAGTGACTTTTATTTATCGCAGGTCGTGCGTGTGAAGTTGGTTTTGCTAACCCAACGCCAGCCGAACTGGCCACCAGCTCTATATTGTGTCTGTTCAACCTGCTTGCGAACGCCATAGATAGGAACTGATGTCTCCTGCCCGGCGATAAGGGCAGTTCCATAGCAAATAGGTTCTTGCTTTTCCAAAATGCCTGCGCACCCGGTGATCGATGATAACACCAATAATACAACAGCTAATCTTTTCATCCCTTTATTATCTCCTTTGCTGTGATATCCATATCCTATCATTGATAGCCTTGATTAACGATCCCTTGCAACGATCAATCATATTGATATTAATTGGTTATGTCGTTTATCTTCGCAATCAAAAGCCAGATACATCGATCACGTAAACCGAATCCTTTGTGTTGTGATAGACTACGTTATGAGCTGGCCCATTAGGGACATCCCACGCACCAGAATAAACAAAAGTGTTATTCCCATCAAAATAGGAAAAGCTTGTGATTGGTTGCTGGAAAGGTCTTGGTTGGCTATTTCCAATGACAGCCGTAACATAACCAGTGACGGCAGGTATTACTGCCCATCTTCCCGCAAGTGTTTCTTTGACATTATAACCAGAACTATCACTACCTGGTTCTCCAAGTCTACGTGGTGCTGGCATGACTTTCGTCTCATTGGTTTGAATGCATCGTCCTTGCGAATCAAATATATTAATACCAAACCTCACAGCTGGCTGAAATTGTGTCGAGAAAACGTAAACATCTATGGCATAGGCACCATTACCAATGACTAGTTTAGATGTAACGTATACACCTCCGCTCTCAGCTCTAGATATTGAAGCAATAACTAAATTTGTATTTGCAAGCATTGCCATGACAACAGGCTTCGTTAAATCAATATCAACTTGATCAGTTCCTGCTCCACTTCGTTCTAAGCGAACCTTTTTTATTAAGCTCATTGGTGTGCTTTCTGGTGTCGCCCATGGCACCCCATCATTATCTACAAATAGCGCACCCCATGCCATAATCACTCCTTAACAAGATATATGACAACCCATCCAGAATTAGCAGGAGCCGTCCCACTACCCCATAAACCACTGGCGTCAAACATTTCTATAATGTTATTCCCAATAACTCTTACCCCTCTCCTTTCTTGAGTAAAACCTATCCCTTCCTGAAGGCTCATAAAGTCTATTTTGTATCCATTTGGCACAGTGAAACTCCATGCTCCAGCCTTCTGATTTTGTTCTACTCTAATAGTCCCGATGGTAAATACTTTAACAATGCCGGTATTGTTGGGGATGCCATTGGCGTCCCACGTTTGGAATCCCCAGGTCATTTTTCCACCTTAATATTCGCCAATAGCCACTCTCAGAATCCCATTGCTATCATAAAGCCTGATAGAATTATTGCTCTGAGTCATTCGGCCTCCACTTCCAGTACCATTGTTCTCAAAATTCCCATTTTTATCCCATCTCCAGCCAACGGCACCCGGAACATAATTGTTGGACTGAATATAGTTCCCAATCTTGGCATTATTGATTGAGCCATCCTGAATGAACGCGTCGCTGATAAACACCTGGCCGTTAACCACAGCGAATGGCGAGTATTGCGTGTCGCCGCTGCCGCTCATCAACACGAACTGATTGGCGTTGAAACCGATACGGGTGATGACGGGTTTTCCGGTTTCCGCCAGCACGGCGATCGACATGCCCGCGTTGTAGAACACGCCGTTCACCCGCACACCCGCTTTCAACGTATGGATGGCCGTGGCGCCGTCAGCGTCTACCGTCGCCGTCAGTTTGTCTTCCAGCACCGCCGCTACGTCGTCAATCTGCGCCTGCACCTGGGTTTTCATCTCGGCCAGCCCGCGATCGACCTCCGCGATGGTGGTTTTCACCACCATGATATCGGCGCGCACCGTGCCGTACTGCGCCCACTGGTGATCCACCGTCGCGTTGTTGGCCAGCGCATTCTGCAAGATGGCGTCGATGTTGGTGTCGATATCGCCCACCAGCCGCTCGCCGTCTTTCGCGGTCAGGAGATCGTCGCCGATGCTCTCCAGGTAGTCACCGGCGTTTGCGTTGGATTGCCCCTTAATCCAGCCCGTCCAGTCCCCCTGATTGCCGGTGCGGTCTTGCAGCCGCGCGCGGAACCAGAACTCTTGCCCCGCCTTAAGGCCGGTCATGGTATGGGTATGCAGTGGGTACGGGATATCGGCCAGCAGCATCGCGTTATTCCCGGCGGCGTTGTCTGCATACTGGATTTCTGTTTTCAGCGTGTCTTCGGCCCCGTCAGGGAATCCCCAATCGAGCTGGATACCCCACAACAAAGGCGAAGCCTTGAAGCCGACCGGCACCGGCGGCTTACCCTCTTTGCCCTTGAGGTAGGTTTCCATCGAGGCCGCCCAGATGGACGACACATTGCTGGCATTGATGGCCCGCACGCGCACCCGATAACGGCCGGCATAAATTCCCGGCACTTCAAAGCCGAGCGCCGAAGTGCGCGGCACCGATACCCAGTTGCCGTTATCTTTGCGCCATTCCGCCTCATAGGCGATAGCATTTTCAACCGCGCCCCAGGCGGCGCGCAGCGTGGTAATCGCGATACCCTGGCTCACCGAGGAGTAGCTGTCGATGGTGATGTTTTTCGGCGGTGCCTGCACGCCGGGCGGAATGATGGAGATCGGCCGATCGTCAATGCGCGCGCCGGTATCGATGCGGGCGTACTTGTTCGGATCGTGTTCGGCCGCGTTGACGGTATAGGTGTTGTCGCCGTTGTCGGCGATACCCACCACACGGTAGAGCTGCACCGCCAGATCGTCAGCGTCGATAGACCAGGCAGACTCCGACACCGGTATTTCACTATAGGCAGTGGTAACGGTCACCACGCGCTCATTCACCGCCTGCACGGTGCGTGCCTGCGCTTTACCTGAAGGCAGGTTAACGATCAGGCGGTCGCCAGCTTTAGCGCCCGGCTTTCTGTCCAGCGTCAGTTTGCGGCCGTCCACAGCGCTGATGCGTCCACCGATCACCCTACCGGCGACCATCTGATCGGCCACGCCTACGATATGCCCCGGCATGGGGATCATGCCGTCCAGCCCCACGGAGAAGCTGACCGTGCGGTCTTTGCTGTTAGTCAGCAATGCCCAGCGGCCCCGGCGGTTTGCCTCGCTCTGGCGGGTACAACCGATCGCCGTCAGCTCGGTTTGGTTCACGTCGTACCGGCGCACCAGGTCGCTATCAAATACAGCCTCTATCGCATCGGCATAGTGGTTCGCCGGATCAGACCAACTGACCATTGCGGTGCTGTAGCGGGTGCGCTCGCTGGCCGACGAGTAGGTAAACTTGCCGTCGATAACGTTGGCACGGGTATAGGTGAAGTCCATATCACGCGGCATATCTGCCAGGGCGACCATTTGGTTTTGTCCCCAATAGGTCATGCCACGGAAGATACCGGCCAGATCGCTCAGCACCGTCCAGGCATCCTCTCGGGATTGAATGTAAACGTTGCAGGTAAAGCGCGGTTCCATACCATCACCGCCTCGCCCATCCGGCACCGGCTGATCGCAATACTGCGCGATGCGATACAGTTCGGACTCGGAGACCTGGGAAGCATCGATGCGATCGCCCAGGCCGAAACGCTCGGCCAAAATAATGTCGTAAAACACCCACGCCGGGTTATCGCTGTAGGCCCACTTAAAGCCGCCGCTCCAGATACCGGTATAGCTGCGCGTTTGCGGATCGTAGTTGTCCGGCACGCGGATCAGACGGCCGCGCGGTTTGCAGCTGATCTTCGGGATGTTGGGGAACTGCTTCGAGTCGAACTCCACGTAAAGCAGCGCGGTGTTCGGGTAGCGCAGCTTGGCGTCGATGATTTCGGTCAGCGCCTCGATATTCATACGGTCGGCGATCCGGGCGCTGTTGGCGTTAGGCGTCAACCGACGCACGCGCAGCTGCCATCCCGTGGTGGCCTTCGGCAAATTGATACGGTGCGAGCGTTCATACAGCGAGGTGGTTTTATCGTCGATCGCCGCCGTTAACACCTCCTGGTAGCTGCCGCCGTCGGTCGCCACGTCGATGGCATACTCTATGCGATAGCCGTTGACGTCGCCGTTGTCCGCCTGCTTTTGCAGCATCGGCCACCCCAGGCGCAGGCGGACGGCGGAAAGTTGCAGGTTCGCGACGGAACGCACCCACGGCGCGCCGCTTTTCAGTTCGCTGCCGACCGAGATCTCATTCTCAACGGCGGGAATGCCCTGGATATATTCCTGCGCCTGCGAACCGGGGCGGAATTCCCAGCGGAAACCGGGAAAGTTTTCCGTTCCGTCGCTGCTCAGCACCGGCGTACCGTCAACAAAAATGTTTGTGCCATCCAGCCCGCCGGCAAACTCCCCTTCGCCCAATGCGAACAACATCTTCGCTCTGGCGATCGACTGAATGCTGTCCGGCGATTCTACCGGCGTGTGGCCGCCACCGCCGCCGCCTTTTCGCCCACGGATCATGTTCTGTGCCATATTTCGCCCATAAAAAAAGCCGCTATTGCGGCTGTCTGTTCAAACGGATGTTGTTATTGCTGGTCTTCGGTATAAATGCCTGCGGAGATAATCGCCCCGCCAATTTCACGCGTGCCGTACAGCACGCCGACGGGGTTGCCCTGCGCCGTGGTATTGACCGGCCCGCCAAAGGCATAGCTCGGTTTATTTTCCGGGCCTTGCCGCATGCGCAGCCCGCCCATTTGTGGGGAAAGCATTTGGACGACGCCGCCAAGAGCCATTGCGGCACCTGTATAAGCCATAGTCGTCCACCCGCCGGTTGCCGAAAAGACCCCCAGGCCAGCAGGTGAAAACGCTATGGCCGCGCCAATTAATGCCACACCTAAAATAGTTTGGAATAAACCTGCACGCTTGCTCCCAATCACGACGGGAACAAGGTGAATATCTTCCGCCCCTTTGGTGAGCTCGAGTTCATCCTGCCCGATATTGCGTTTACCGACGAAAATAGAAAATGTCAGGCCGCGTTTGTGTGCCTCCAGCATGTAGCGTTCAAAGCCTGGAAGCAGATTTTTCATCGCATCGATCGCTTTTGGCACCGTTGGCGCCCGATATTTAAATTCACGGCCGAAAACCTTAATCATGGGACCATGAAAACGAATGGTTCTGAGAGGAATATCAATAAAATCCATACAGCCTCCAATAAAAAGCCCCACTAGAATGGGGCTATATATTTACTTGCGGGCGCTATTTATTATTATTTTACATTCGCGCTTATTAAGTTCAATACCACCTAGCGCTGTGGTTCCATTTTTACAGTCTGTTGAAAGTTTTCTAATACTCAACGCACCATATCTATCACCTTTTGCATCAAGTAGTTCGTTAATTTTTTTTGAGTCTGACGTATTATATTTTTGCTGAGCATCCATTAATGCCATAAACCAAGCCCACTTCCTTACATACTCACCAAGAATTGGATCTTCGTCTATTTCTTTATGATGACTAAGATATGCATCCAGCGTAGTTGCATTAGCAAAAAAAGAAGTCATAAAACACAAAGCCAGCGCAGAGATTATTTTCTTCATTACCCTTTTCCTTAAGTTGAAAAGTGGAATGATAGCATCACATCAGGGCTTTGTGGCGCAACACCTTCACCGTTCGCTCCTTCCAGTAACCGCCGTAAGGCACCCGCTGGCTGAGCATGCCGTACATATGGTGCAGCAACAGGCCATCTGCCAGCAGAATGCCGGCGTGGTTGGCCACCGGCGCCGAAACCTGCATGATCGCCATATCTCCTGGCTGCGGCGGGCCGCCAAACTCGCGAAATCCGCACGCATGCCAGTTTTCCAGATAGCGGTTTTCACCCTGCTCCCACCACGGGTAATCAACGCGGTAATCCTGGAGCGTTATGCCGTGCTCCTGGCGGAAATAGCTCATGACCAGCCCCCAACAATCGGTATGCCCCAGCACGAACTGGCGGCCCACCAGCGGCAGTTCGCCGCGCGGCAAGAGGGTGCGCAAATCTCCCTCCGGCCAGCTGGCTATCGCCCAGGGCAACTCCATCGCGTCGCACTGCGCCTTGTCCAGTTCACTCGGCTGCGTGGTGGCGTCCGGGTGGCTGTGCACAATGAGGGTGATGGTGCCCCATTCGGCAGCGGCCACGTAGTCTTCCGGCGCCAGATGAAACTGCTCGGTGGGATTGTCCGCCAGGTTGCGGCACGGGAAATAGCGCTCCACGCGGGACTTTTGCGCCACCACGCCGCAACATTCGCGCGGATACTCGGCCCTGGCGTGCGCCATAATGGCCGCCGCGGTTTTTTCTTTCATGCTCGCCCCCTACTGCCGGATTAACGCCGCGCCGGGGAAGCCGCCGAACGGCAGCGGCTCGTGCTCGCCAAAGCGTTTTTGGCAGTCGCTCAGCAGCCCGCCGCAGCGATCTTGGCTCGGGTCATCCACCGGATTGCCCTTGTCGTCAAAGTAACGGCTACCGGCGTAATCGCAGCCCTTGCCGGTGCGATAGCCGCCGCGCGAGCACCAGGTGCACAGGCTGTGGATTTGCCGGGTCGGAATGCGCAATCCCCGCAGGTCCGCCGGGCTGGAGAGCTCGAATTCCACCGCCTCGTCGCTTTCCGTCGCCTTGCGATCGATGTAGAACACCTGCAGCTTTTCCTGCAGCGGATCGGCCGAAGAGTTCCCCTGCGGGAAGTTGCGGGCATCAAGGTAGTGCACCAGCGTGTCGTGGATCCGCACCTTGGCCTGCGCCATGTCCTCAAACTGCAGGCAGAGCGCGCTGATCAGGCCATTGATATTGGCGACCGACAGCTTGGGCGCATTGCCCTGGCTGTCGGCGGAGATCTCCAACCCTTCGACGCTAAACGGCCACGGGCCGTATTCCTGCCCCTGCCACCAGACCGATTTCGCCGGCAGTTTGGTTTCATCACCACCGGCGGCAGCCAGCTCTTGCGGCGTAAAAGGCAGGGTATCGCAATGAAAGCGCAGAATATCGGCGCCAAATCGGGTGCCGTCTACCTCAATCAGGCGGATGCGGTTGCCCGGCTCCAGCTTTTGCAAATCTGAATTCAGCATCATCTCCCCCCGGTTAAACGTGGAAGGCCTCGGTAAACGTGGCCGTCAGTGAATAGTTGTCCCCGCCCATGGCGACCGGCTTATAGCCCTCGCAGCGGTACAGGCCGGGAACCTGAGTTGGTGGCGTCCATTGGAAGGACTTCACCCCGTGATGGTTTTCCAGAAAGACGATGATCGGCGTGATGTAGTCATACTTGCCGACAAAGGTCAGATCCCAGGAGCGCACGATCGGGTTAATGCCGTCGCCGGAGACCTGCGCATAGCCGTCGCCAAACTGCGCCTTTCTGACGCGAAAACGCATATCGCCGGCGGCATTGACGCGCGCCGGAAATTCAAATGTCTGAATGCCCATTACATCCCCTTGATTGCTTTCCAAATCGGCTGGCCCGGCATCAGGTTGCGGTTGATCACCTTTTGGCTTTCCTGCGCGGCGATATTGCCCATCTGTTTACCGAACTCGCCCCATCCCGGATCGGCCTGCGAACTGACGTTGCCGCCGTTCTCGATGGTGATGTAGACATTCGGCGCCGCCGCAGGCTGCTGGCCGCCGCCGATCGCCCGCACGCCAAGCGAACCGTCCGCGCCGCGTTTGAGCGGCATGATGGCCTCCGGCCCGGCTTCGCCCATTAAACCGGCACCTCTGGCGAACGCGAACAACGTGGGATTGCTGACGATCTGGCCGCTGAATGCGCTCAGCGAAGGTGAGGCGTACACGCCGCCCTTGGCGTTGGGGACATAGCCTTGCCAACCGGTCGGCATGCCCATCGCGCCTGAACCGGCCGCGCCCGCGCCGGCGCTTGCAGCCCCGCCCAGCAAGCCGCTGCCGATATTCATAAAGGTGGAAAGAATGGTTCTGGTCAACAGCGCCTGCATCGCCAGATCGATCAGTTGCTGAATGATGGACTGCGTCATGGAGGTCATCAAACCGAGCATGCTTTGCTTAAAGTTTTGCGTCCCGGTCAGCAGATCGAACATCATGCCGGAGGTCCGTTCCCGCGTCATATCCACCAGCCCCAGCGCCATCTTGTGCACGCGGCTCTGCCCGCCGAACAGGCTCAGCGCCTGCTGATACTGAGCGTCCGACGATTCTTGCGTCGCCGCCTGCATCAGCTGTTCATAGCGCTGTTTATCCAGAATGCCTTGCTGGTAGTAAGCCTGGTATTGCGCCTGCTGCTGCACCAGTTGGTTGTTAAGGCGAGCGACCGGATCCACATCACCGGCAATGTTCATACGCGGCGCGGCAAGCGCATCGGTTTCAGCCTTCAACCGCTGGCGCGTCGTTTCTTGCTGCTGCATCCGGCTGGCGGTGTGGTACTCGCGTTCGGTCAACAGCCGCCCGTCATACAACGCCTTCAGCTCCTTGCCAACCTCTTGCTCTTTACGCACCGCCGTCTGCCCTGGCGCGTATTGTTCAGCGAGCTGTTGCCGCTGCCGCTGGTACTTCTCGGCGTTCAGCGCCATCGCACGCTGCACATCGGCCTGCCCGGCACCGGCCGCCTTGGCCGTTGACGCCAGCTTGGCCTGCGCACTTTGTTCATCCTGGGTGATTTTTTCGAGGCTGCTCAGATGCGCCTGCTCGATTTCCTGACGCAGTTGTTGGTACTGATCAAGAGCCTGCTGTCGCTCACGTCCAAGATTATCTGTATTTACAATATCCAATGTATAAGCAGGGGGCGGAGAGGGCATCAACTGCGCCTGCGCAGTTGCAGTAGCGGGCAAAATATTACCTGCTGGCTGATTAAAATGACGAGCAGCCCCTGTCAAAACAAGAAGGTTAGCTTGGTCAATATTTTGCATACTAGTGCGAGTATTTTGAATCCCGATGTCTATTGACTCGAGAGCCGCTTCTGCACGCACCCGCGTAGCTTGCATCTGCTTTTGAACACCAAATATGTCACCCAGCCGACCTGGGTTACTCTGTATTCGTTCTATTCGCTTGTTTGCATAATCCAACAAGTTCTGCTGCTTATCTCGCTCACTAAGCTGTTCCTCGAGCTGCTCACTGAGATCTAATTTTCTAAGGGCAAGTTGCTTACTAGACAGTTTGATAAGCTCTGACGTAGTTAGAATCGCAGCATCTTTCAGACTCACCGCAGCCTCTTTGGCTTGCATTGTTTGCTCATAAAAGTATGCCATCCCCAATCCCGCCTGGATGGCGACACCGATCGGGCCACCAAGCATCCCCAGCGCAACACGAGACGCCGCGCCGACGCCTGATGTCGCCTGCGCCGCCCCGCGCGCCGCCGTCGCCTGATCGCGCCAGGCCGCCGCGCTGTCATTCAGGCCGCCGGCCAGCTTCAGCATCTCCTCCGCCCGGTTGCCGCC